ACCTTTGTGTAATCGATTGCTTTTTGCCCTGACTCTTTCTTTTTATTCATTAGCTCAGTCAATAAAGACGTTCTTTTTGCGGGAGTAATCTGACCTTTATTAAAATAACCCTCCACCATTTCAGCTAGCTTATCTGGCTCACCCACTCCGCTATTAATTGCCACTTCTAGATTGGATATGTCTCTAGCTGTTTCTAGTGAAATAGTAGATTTTTCTTTTAATAGTTGTTCTTGTAGTCCAGAAACCTTAGCCTCAATGACATTTCTCAATGCTTCGTTTTGTTGCGCGTTTAGATCTGAAGGTGGTTTTTTTCTTAGATTGTCGAGAAAATCAACACCTTTTTTTACCTGCTCCTCTAAACTTAACTCACTATTAAATATAACTCTGTCTATTTCCCCAAGCGCGGCTTGTTGAACAGAAACCTCTCTCAATTCCTCTTGCATCGCCTCTGCTTGGGCTGGCGTAATTAGCTCCGCTTCAATTGCTTGAAGAATTCTATCAGTGCTTTTAATGGTTAAAAGCGCTAACTGCTTTTCATCTCCAGATCTCGCCGCGTTAGAGATATCATCACTTAATGTTTCTAGCCCTTCAGTGAAAACACCTTTCTGGCGCTCCTTCTCTTTTTTATGAAATTCTAGCTTAATACCGCCTAAACGATTGGCAATATTTTGATCTATATCAATGACCGCCCTGGCCGCTAGCTCTGGCGGCATACTCTCAAGTAAGCCGTCTTTAATGGCTTTAGATTTTAATGCGAAACCTTGTGGGTCATCTTTAAATTCAAGCTGGGCGTCATCTAAACTATGTTTAACATCAATATCTAACGCGGCCTTGTGTGCTAGTAAAGCCCCTTTATTAAAAGCCTCTCCGAAAAAGGTATTGTCATCCTTAAGCTCGGGTGCGATTAAAGCGCCTTCTTCATTGCGCTTAACTGAGTTCAAGCCAGCCAGCTCCCCTTCCTTTTGCTTCTGCCCCGCTTCTTTTTTAAATTGTTGCTGTCCTAACGCGTTAAATAACCCAGCTAAAGAAGCGCTTCTTTGCCCTGCAGTTGCATCTAGAACCGGCGTTAACCCGCCGTAAATATCAATTTTATTAGCCATCTTTTAATGATTCGTTCATAAAGTAACCCTGCATTATCGTCCCTAAAGCGTCTGTAACACCCTGACTCTTAGCCGCTTTAGCCCTGCGTTTAATTTCCGCCTGTTTTAATACATCCGACAATTTTAAAGCAGATTCGCTAATAGAAATATTCCTTGCATTAGATAACGCTATTGAGGCGGGGGTTCCTTCGCCTGACACGCCGGATTGAGCTTGACTAACCGCGTTAGTCTCTAATACTTTTTTGAGTTGCATTCGCCTCTGAAGCTCTCTCCCTGTGGCCGCTATCTTTTCTTGCTCTGCCTGTCTTTTTAATGCGTGACTTTGCTCTACGCCAGCCTGGTATTGGCCTCCAGCACTAGCGCCAACCAACGCCCCTACAGGGCCACCAACAAAAAAACCAGCTACACCGCCTAACACACTAAATAAACTCATGACGATTCAACCTCATATTCTATTGAAAGGATGGTAAATGGTGTAGGGTCAGGAAAGCTAATAACCGGTGCCTGTAACCTGCTCCATCCGTAATTTGGAAACACATCATCAATTATACCTGTATAGCTTGCGGGGGGCGAATCCAATGGGGAATCACCCGCAGCACCAAAAGATCTAACAGGGATAGGGTCTCCGTCTATATAAGCGCCTCCTGTATTCTCTACCATTAAATTCATTCTGATAACCTTTTTTAGCCTCATTTGGTTTGATCCACTACCAGGGTTAGAAACAACCGGCAAAGGCTTAATAGTGGGGACAAACTTAATACCGACCTCAATTTGAGTGTGCGCGCTCTCTGCCTCTGTTAGTGTAATCTGACCACCTGACACCACTCTATCTGGCAACACCGAACCATCAGCCACAACAGAAACCGTCTCGCCTTCTAAATGATCTAAGCTAGATAAGGTGGTTAGTGGAGCGACATTAGTCTGGACCAAGGAATTATCTAAAAGATGATCGAAATTCCACCTTTCTATAAAATACGACTCCACGCCTCCAACAGTTCTTTTGTTAACCATGTATAACTCGTCATCCACCACAGCCACATTGGTTAGAAATCCTGTTGTTGTCCATTTAGTGAAAGCGTTGATATCCTGTGAGCGTAAGGTGTTTAAAATAGCCCCCTGCCCGTCATTGTTAACTATAAATACCCAGTTAGCGTTATCGGATGAAGTGCCACCCAAAACACCAATATCAACTGGTTTGTTAATTAGCGCTGGAGCTAATACGGAAATATCCTGAGCTACATATGCCTGCTCGACGTCTGAAAAAACAAAAGCTTTGATCGATTTACCATTTCTATCAGCAAATAACGTTGCCCCGTCTATCTCTTTAGTCTCTAGATTTCTAGATCCATAGCTGGTTTGCAGGGCTACACCGACCTCAGCAGGAGTGAATTTTTCTGATTTATCAACCAACTCGCCGCCAGTGGTAAAAATCTGTAAAACTCTTCCCGGGTAAACGTCTACTATATCGGTAAAGGTTCTGGTTGATATTGTGATGAATATCGCGTCATTAGGATCACCCTCATCCAGCTCAAAGTTAAAATAAAGCCCCGCCTTACTTGCGAATAACGATTGTCTTTTATCGCGTGTACCGCCTAGAATTAGCCTACCTGCATAAAAACAACCTGTCTTAGGGTATCCTCTGGTCGCCGACCAAACATCTTCTTTTCTAGGTACTCCCGTAACCGAATGTGTAAAAGCTATCGTTTTAGCCCCTGTACCCTCAGTATGAAACCCGCTAAATAATTTAAAGGCTTTTGTTGACTCTCCGCTAATTGTTATCGTATACGCTAATGCACCCGTTCTAGAGACCGAAACGCCAGTATCCCCAACAACGGGCATATCTTGGATATTTTTTCTGATATTTTCTTCTGACGCACTTCTTTCTGCCGCTGTTGCATCACCAGCAAAAGTGATGTTTTTACTTAATACCCCTTCGATATCGATTTGGAAAGTATCCCCAGCCACAAACCCTGTAAAGGTCATCACCTGAACATCACTTGTTGGTGTGGGCGAGAGTGAATCATTGAAATCATACTGGGGAACATTAGTAAATGGGGCATCATCTAATGTCCAGTCTGTATCCGTACCTAAATTAATAAGCCTTTGTGTGGGGTGGTTTTCATGAAACATGAGCATTACTTGCTCAGTTTGAGCGTCCCTAACATCAAGGCATTCGCTTGATAAATACGGCGTTTTAACGTCTGCTACGTGTGCCTGGGTGGCTTTATTGTATATCCTGCAGTTTTCATCACTAATAGCTAATAGATATTGTCTGTCGGATGATACAGAGAAATCTTTTAGCTTAACCTCTGAAAGAGTCCCGGATTTTTCCCACAAATTAAACTCAGCTAGCGTAGCTTTATCGGTCCCCAAATCGGTAGAGCCGATCCTTGCAAGCCTCCAGTAGCGCTTTGTCCTGCCTACATACAATCTAAAATCCTGGGCCGCGGTGCCGACAAGAGGAACGGTCGCCGCATTAAAATAAGTAACATCATCATCCGACCACTGAACCCTGAATTCATCACTGGTATTTGTGGTTAAAAAAAGACCCCTCACGTCAACCACTTCAATATAAGTGGCTGAGCCTAGATCGGTCTTGGCTACCACATAGGGGTCAACAGTGGAGATATTGACGGTCGTTGTTGCTGTTGTTGCGTCACTACCATCGTTAATATTAGCTGCCGCGCCTCCGTTCGGCATTGTTGGTAGAACTGAATTTCTAGTTAGCTTTGGTATCGCGGTACCGATATATTGCGTACCTGGTCTACGCTTAATGCCTCCATGAGGAATGACAACGCAATCATCGCCTTGCTCTAAACCGTTATGATACTGCTGTAAATCAATACGGCCTTTAAATAGACTTGTTAATACGCCGCTAGTAAAGGCGTTTTGTATAAATCTAGATTTCATTAGTACCTAACCGTAACAAAAGGGTTGGATACAATCTTTCTTTGCGGGTGTTGTTGTGAGTCGGTAAATCTAGCCATTCGTGAGGCGTTTAAATACTCTTGGGCCATATTTTCGGCGGATGACGCACTGTCCCTTATAGATGGGGCAAATACTCGCGCCAAAGCAAATTCAATCATTGATGAAAAGTAAACCGGCCATTCAGATTCGGGAGCATCGTAAATATAATCACAATAAAGCGCCGATGATAGATTGGAATAAACTTTATCCCCAAATATCTCATAGTTATGGATAGGGTTTAATTTAATCAAAACTAAAAGGTCTGTCGGTAGTTGATAGATTGATTTGTATTCAGTATCAACTGGCGTGTCTGTGGTTAATGATAGTTGCGCTTTCTTCCTGGCAAAACCCCATCGATGCTTGGTAAGTTCGCTTTTGACGGTGGTGTCGTACAAATTAGAGGCAACTTGCTGCTCTCTAGAATTGCCATCCAAGGTATTAATCGGTGCATTACCAATCAATATCAGGGCGTTCGATATAAGATCGATTTTCGAGGCCATAATAACCCTCTAAAAAAGGGGCCGAAGCCCCTCGGTTAGTCTGTATCAGTAGCTGTTACGGTCAAGCCATCAACAACATCGATTGCTGATCCAGTGTTTGAGTTGCAGTAAGTGATAGTCACCACTGGCGTTCCACCTGTAGAAGTAATTGCGATAATCACATCATTAAGATTGATCTCATCAATTGCGCCTAAAAAGTAGTCTGCTGTGTTGACTGTCGCGATAGTGTCTGGAGTGGTATACATCCACAACGCACCCGCATCACTGCTATTTGAGCCTAAACGGGCTAACGTTTTACGAGTAAAAGCCATGATAGCCTCCTAAGCTGTTTTAGTGTATTGGACTTTAACAAGGCCGCCTGAGTCGATAACGACCGAGCCGGCTTTGAAAATACCGTTAGTTAACCAGGATGTGTACAAGTCCTCGTAAGTTACCTTGACTTGTAAATCAATCCCAATAGCCAAACCTAATGCGTCCCGATGAAAGAACCAGGCGTCCGGCTTGCTAGCCGCCTCTGTAAGACCGCCCTCATCTCGGTCCTCTAAAATAACCATGTTAAACCCGTTTAAGGTGTTAACATCGCCATTTACGAGCGCCTTAACGTTTTGGTAATCAGAGCTAGATGCTTTTTCGTCATTAAGTAGGCCGCCAAGACCGCCTGACTCAATAACCCCGCACAAGTTGCCATTACCCACACCTTGACCCACTAAAGCCACCTTTGCGTCAATCAGCTGAGCCATGCCTAAGTTACTAGCGCCAGCGTCTACCGTTGATGTTAATGGTGTCGATGCGTCCATAGCATCAATTAATAGTTGGTCACAACGTCTACCAATGGCACCAGCAATACAAGAAGCCAGCTCTTGCTTTTCGTCAAAGTTAACGGTTGCCTGGTCGAAAATATCGGTAAACTCAGCCGCATACCAATCGCTTAGCGTTGCAGTTGGCTGGGTGTGAACAATATCCATAGCTTGAACCAGTGCTGCGGGGCCAAGCTTCTGTTTAGCCATACCTTTTCCCATGTGACGGAATTTACACGTTGAACCCACGACATTATTACGTACTCTAGCGTAAGGTTTAATTAAACCCATGCCTTGGTACGCC